AAATTAGGCTGCAAATTACTAAAATCAATTTCATACAAATCTATCAAAGTATCTGGAGTTAAAGATACCAATGCTTTGTTAAAATTTGATTGAGCCTTAGACATTATTTTTCACTTCCCACGAATACCTTTAAAATTCCTTCCTGCGGAGAGTACGCAGTCGAACTATCGATTTGAATGGTACCATTATTATATTGATTTGTTCCTAAAATTACAATTTCATTATTACTTGCATCAACAATATTATCAGTTCCATCAGATATATTTATATTTAAATCACCTACAGTTACTCCTGCATATACAACATCAATATATGCACTATCTCCACCAGGAATTGAAGATACTGTGTTGTTTTTAAAGAACTGCTCTACAACATAATCTCCAATAATAAATTCAGACTGAGATGGTTCATTTATTCCTGATCTAATTTCACCACGATTATTTTGAAAAAAAGTATTTGGAACACCATTCACTACATCGGTAATAAACTTTGTTGGATCTGTTGGATCTTGATTAACCAAAGTAAACATTTGTCCGCCATCAGATAAACCATGAGTGTATGCCTTACTAAGCTTGGCATATCTACCTGCCAAATTAAATGGAAAATTGCCATTAGACGGTATTTGAAAAATATAGTCACTAGAAGATATATTTTCCAGAACAGCAGGGACATTTGAACCAATTTGTCCTACTATAGAAAACGTAGATGATACAGATGCAGAATTTAATGTAACACTTGTGTCACCTATATTTTGAAGCTTTAATCTAGCTTTGCATTTTTCACCAGGAACTATGACTTCTCCATCTCCTTGCAAAGAAAATGCTATCGGAGAAGTAAAAATCAACTCTCCCGGACTCAATATAGGAGGAGTTTCTAGTGATGAATATTGCTCCGCATCCATATTAAATGGATACTGTTCAAATGTAGCAGAAATACTATGATTATTCTTGTGATTATAAGTATGAGTCCATTCTTCGCAGATAAAATTTTGCGTAGTTTCATACGGAGCAGGAGGACTAAAGTTAAACGGAATGCAGCCATAATGCTGCTCAAGGAAGTGAAGTATTGCTCTAGCCTCATCATCTTCTCGATTATTAAAGTTTAAATTTAATTTCAATAAACTTTCATTGATTCCATCTTCATATACTTGAGTATATCCATTTCTTACGCTAATCTCACTTACTCTCGGATTCTGTTGTACCTCTAATCCCAAAGAGGGTTTCCAAAAGAAATCGCGAGTCCAGTAATTTTTATTGATATCTGAATAATTTCCGCTGCTACGAGTCCATTCATCATTTTGTTGAGCAGGAGGCTTGTTACTTGCAGATGAATCACTATGCCAATAATAATGCTTTAAATTTCCAGTATAAAAAGCAATATCATTTTTTTCATACAATAAAGTAGGATCATATGTTTCCGCTCCACCAACTATCCATCCACCACTAACACTTCTTCTCAACAAAGATGTATCCAAATTCCTTATTTTCAAGGACACATCATTACTATTTTCAAAATTCAAAGAATGATTAAATTCATTACAATAAAAAGTTTTTGATTGATTTTCTGTTGTATCGTATGGATGAAATGAAGAAGCGCCGTCCCATCTAAAACCAGATATTCCTTGCTTGTATCTCAAGTTTGGACTCGGGGAATCTTTTTCGAGTTGGCCCAAATGATTTTCCACAAAATGTATTATTGCATTTGCTTCTCTATTTGTTCGATTTTTAAATTTAAGATCAACCTCGAAACTTAAAGAATTGATTGATTTTGGCTGAACAATGTAGTATCCATTTCCATACTGATGTCTATAATTATTTGCCTTGAAAGATGCGCTTGACCCATAATCTGCATCAAAGAAAAACAAATCTGTGCTCCACAAGTCTGGATTCAAAGATGGGTCGGCATTTATTGTGGATATTGTAATTGATTGACTAGATGCCTCCTCAAAAGCCTCGATAGAATAATTCTCAGAAACAGGCCTTACTTGGATTGCCGAACCAGTTATCGAAGGATCATTATTTAAAGCGAGAACATCTTTTTGAACACTAATTATTCTATATCTACCATCACCAGACAAAGAGCCATCAAGATCAATTATATTTCCAGGATAAAAAGATGCATTTTGATCATCTGTCCTATTTAAAGAATCAACAATATAATGATCATTATTTGGGCCATCTGGAACCAAGTGATATCGATTTAATGCTGTAACCGAAACGCCGCCACCAAAAGTTAAATCTTCTCTGGCATAATAAAACAATCCATCTCCAGTATTATATACAAAATCAAATTGCTTATAATTTGCGCCAGTCTCGAAGTAGCCGCTGTAATTTGTTACATGACTTCTTCTTCCAAAGACTTCGTCTATTTTTTCTCTGCTCATTTGACTATTTGCTTGACAACAATTCTACCCTTTGAATAATTTCCCTCTCCCAAACTTACAGACTGTTCTTGTATTTTTCCTTCGCATTGAAATTTTGCAATTCTATTTCCATTCATGCTATATAAATATGCCGCAATGGAAGAGTTTCTATTAAGCTCTACTGGACGCGCATTTCCTCCATGATATTCGCCGTATTGACTTAGCTTTTGAGCTATATCATTTGCCTCAATCATCATTTCAACTTCAATATTTTCTACAGAAACTCTATGAGGAGCAACACCATTCGCATTAGTAGACAATGATGTATGCTCGGAGTCTCTAATATGATTGTGAACTTTCCTACTCACTGTTATACTATAATCCATTTGAGAAACTTCAAATTGTCTACCATTAACGGCAGACATTTCCGTGTTACTCGCTTTTACTTTTCCAAAAGATTTTAGTCCGTGAGCAGGGTCAATACTTAATTCTTGAAATCTTCGATCTACTGTTTTTAATATTGTACCATATATATCATATGTTGCATTTGCTTGTATTACTCGATAAGGAGCCAAGCTAAAACTAAAACTTGTAAGATACATATTATTAAAAAAATATCTACCAACAATATTTCCATGAATAGGATCTTCGCCCATTCCATCTCTTATATCGAACAATTTATCAATTGCATTTGCTCCATTACTATACCCAAAAAGCTCATCAGTGATCATAAACGAAATATCTAGTCTTCCCTTCAATCCATCTAGGGGAGCAAAATGAATAAATTCTGTTTTTGCGCCGACTATATTCTTATCAACATCACCATACACTCTTTCTGGCTCGAGCGTTGGAGAAATAGATAAATTTGCAGACTGAACCATAAGATCTTTATTACCTAAAGATACCTTACCATCTTCAAATCTTAAATACGGCTTACTCATGACACAGGATTATGCAAGGTTTCATAACCTTTATATGTTAAAGATATAGTCATCTCTCCATCAATTGAAGAATTTATACTTTCACTTATTAATCTAACATTTGAACCAGTAAATGCATTGATCATTTCATTTGTTTTACTATCTCTGATTTCTATTTTTACATTGCTTTTTGGCGCTGCTTGTATTCTGTCTTTAATTTCTCTTACTTCATATTCATCAACAATCATCGTAAAATTAATATCAGTTTCTATAGGATATTGAGTATCTACCTGAACTGGTTCAAGGTTTTTCATATCAATATTAAGTGTTTGCGTAAAATCAACTTCGTCTGCTTGATGAATTGCATATACAGGCTCAAGATTTAATCTTCTACTATAAGAAAAATCACTTATTGCATCAGCAGTAAAATCATCAACTGATACAGATATACTAGATTGATCAGGAAATTGTATATCTGGATGATTGATTGTAGCAGGTTCAATTAATACGCCACTACCAAGTTCACCATATACAGTTAGATCAGTTTCTATATCAGGAATATCTCCAACCGAACAACTTACAGAATATTGAGACATTCTTGCTTTTGTAAATCCAAAACCTTTTGATCCATTATCATAAAGTATTGCACCACTAATTTCATTTTCGTCGTATAAAAATTTTCCCCCAGGACTCAATGGAAGCAATGGATCTCGACTAACCATCTTTCTAGAGATTCTAAAATTTCCTTGCAGAGGAGCGTCAGGAAAAGCGTCTATAAATCCGACACCAGCTACCTTTATTGGGGTTTCAGTTATCGAATAACTTCCCTCTACATTTGTTACTCCTGACAGCGCAACAGAATTAACAATAACGGTTTGTTCATAATTTGAGTAGCTCATTTTACTCGCTTAGTAATCCGCCAGGTCTTTGTTCTTCAATTATAACCGCAACTACTTGCGCCTTGACTTTTTCTGCCAATTGATTTTCTCTGGATTGATTCTCTGATGCATCTTTTGGATTTTGCCCTGAATTTTGACCGCTAGAATCTTTAGACTGTCCGCCAGATCGATCAACGTTAATTGATATATTAATATTATTTGTATTACCCGAAGAAGTTGTTGATTCGGATTGTTCTTTGAGCGGGGTAACCGCGCCACCTTGGTTAAATTTTCCTAAATTTATTGAATCAAGCAAGGGTTTACCTAATTGACGAGCGCTACTTGCACGAATAACATATTCTCCCTCGCTGAGCATTGCCGGAATCTGGTCGATACCAGATTTTCCAGAAATGTATCCACCGCTAGCATATTTATGAATTGGGCCGCCCCTATATCTGCCACTCAAGAATTTGCTAAAATACGAAGAAGCGTCCAAATTTTCAGCGGCCAATAAATGAGCATTTTTCGAGAAAAAAGAATCTTGAGAAACATCAATTCTTGCAGCTTTATTCATTCCAGACGCCCCTACGGAGTCAGCAATCATTGCTTTTTTCGACATAAAATCACCAAACTTGTCAGCCCCAGCGGCTAATCCAAAACTAAGTGCTGTGCCCAAAATCATTTGCATTAAAGATCTCTTTTTGGCTTTTTTCTCGGCGGCCTTTCTCATTCTTTCCTGAATAATCCCGCGAGTATATTGAGCATCTTCTTGAAGTCCGACATTTCCAGCTTGGCCACTATAGAAAAATCCAGACATTGCTTCCGATTGATATCTTCTTCCTGTAGCATATCCTTCGGCTCCTCCAAAATTTGCGGCAAGCGCGGAACCAGGCTTTCCTCCGTTTGAGTAACCAGGAATTTTTCCTCCGGCATTTAAAGAATGCATGAATCCACCACCGTATTTCTTTACTGCGTTTCGACTCATGACATATTCTCCATTAGAAACCATTGCAGGAACTTGACCTCCTCGAGAAAATCCTATAGCGCCTACAATATCCCCCGCGGCTTTTTGAAGCATTGCACTTTGTATTGCCTGAAGAAAGTTTATTGCGATATTTCTCAAAACATCTCCCATGTCTTCAGCCCCATTTATACCAGCCTGCATAGCCTCTGCGAGACCATCTCTTAATTTCAATGGTAATTGTTCGCCTAATTGATAATCAATGGCGTCAGTTTGTTCTCTAACTTTTTTAAATCCATCTGCAATCCCACCGCCAAAGGTTTCGTGAGCTCTGCGATTAGCGATTCTTTGTTTTTCTAAATTTATTAAGGTTTGTACGTTTGATATTTGTTTTTCGTATTCTGCAGTTATATTCGCTGATTGTTGTGCTAGTTCGTCCCGCCGCTCCTTATCTTTTCCTGTTGTGCCAACAATCTTTGCGTACTCTTCTGCTATTTTATTTTGTTTCTCAAGCAGCTCCTCGTTTAGGGCTTGTATTTTTAATTCTGCTTGAATATCTTTTTCCATTAATTGAAAATCTTCTCTTTCTCTGGCTGTTTGATACCCAGGGCCCTGAGCAGTCAATCTCTGCGCCGAACCCAGCTCGTAATCTAACTCTCTCATTCTTCGGGCAGATCGAGCTGCTTCTGCACCCATTCGATGGTCTCTTTGCAATTGATTGAGTGCATCAGCCCTTTGCGCAAGAGTTAGATTTATGCCGTCTTCTGCTTTCTGTGTCGCTTCGGCATTTTCCTTTTGTTTTATTGCAAGATCTATAAGATTTTGTCTTTTTTCCCTTTCCTGATCTAATAACCTATTTAGAATTTTTTGTATTTCACTATTATCCTTTGCCTCCGTAATCATTTCATCAAGCGTATCTATTAACTTTTGCGTGTCCATTTCTAACACTTTATTAGAGACATTCTGAAGAGCTCCTTCCCCTTCTTCCCCAAACTTTGTTTTAAACAATCTTTGAACCTCTGGATTTTCTTTTATTTGACTTAATAACCCGAGTCTAAGTCCTTCGTCCGCAGAACCCACATTTAAGGCATATTTTTTATTTATTTCTGCTGCTGCAATTTGACCTCGCTTTGTAGCCTTTTGGGCTTCAGTCATGGATTCCGGAGAAGTTTTAAGTTGTTTTTTTAAGTTATCTATTTTTTCATCTTCGAGTTTAGCTATTTCCAATTGATTCATTGCGGCGCGTTGCTGTGCTATTTGCATTACTTTTGCCATATCCAGCTCAACGATATAGCCTTTTCTTTTTTCCGTAAGGGCATTTACTTCTTGCTCTGCTAGTTTTAATATATCTTTGTATGCTTTTGCGATTGCCGTAGGGGTTGCTTTATCGATTTGTGTTTTTAGTTCGGCCGGAGAAAAGTAAGCTTCCGTACCCGCTTCGATTTTAGCTCCAGCTTCAGTGAAAGTGTCCGACATCGCGGGTGCATAAATCTTTTTGTCTTGAGGTAACATATCCAATGCATCTCTTAAAGCCTGAGGCCTAAGTTTTGTACCCATTTGAGCTAAGATTTGATCTTCAATTCTTTTTTTGATATCCTTTTCTGGTCTTACTCTATATCCGCCGCCAACCTCTTTCAAAATATGTTTCTTCAAGCCCGCTTGGCCAACAATACTACCTCCTACGTTACTTTCTTTCAATAATTGCTGCAGGCGCTCAGCTGTATATTGAGCTGCTTCAGAGCGCTTTTTTGGATCTCCTCCCATATACTTGTCGCTCTCCAATATTCCCGACTGTTTAATCAAGTCGCCTACATTGATTCCTGACTGCTCGAGTAGTCTACTTTTAAATTCTGCTCCTGCAGCAGTGTTTGGTTTTAAATCCAAACCAAATCCGTCTCTAGTTGTTAGCCTATTAAAATCCTCTATACCTTCAAAAACCAAGGATCTTTGTTGCAGTCGGCCACTTTGACCCTTAAGTGGGTCAAAGGCAATCTGCCTATTTTGATCAAAATACCCCGAATTTTTAAAAGCCTGCGCCGTTGATTGGGCAAATTTAGATCCCACTTGAGCAGATTCTTCTCTAGCAGCCTTTGCAGATTCTTTTAGCGCTTTTGTATTTTCTTCGGTTGCGGTTTGCCAACCCATAAAAGCTCCAGCTAGTCCGCCAACAACGGTTCCTATTGGGCCGAGAAATGATCCCATCATGGCTCCAGTTGAAGCTTGAGTGAATGCGCTCCCAGCAGCATACATAGTTTGATTACCTCCTTGGGCACCCACGCCACCCGCATACTGTTGTATCATTCCACCGATCATTGGTAATCCAATCATCGCCATTGTACCCATGCCCGAAAATCTTCCCCGCGCTGCAGCACCGCGTGCTTGACTTGTAGCCACAACTTCTTTTTGCTTTGCTTCAATTAGCTTTTGTTGTGTGTCATTTAAAGCTAGCTGCAACTGAGTACCCCTCCTTGCCGCGGAGCGGTTAAGCCTTCCCTGGGCGTTAGCCTCGACCATTATTCTATTATTTGTTTCTATTACCCTTTGAAGCTTTTTTTCTCGATCCGTATTGATTTTTACTTGTTTTGCTGCCTCGTCTCTTGCTTCTATATATTTATCTCGCTGACCTTGATCCGCTCGAAAACCCGCCATCCAATCCTTGATAGCGTAATTTGGCACATATCCATTTGCACCAAATACATCGCGCAAGCCGTTCGGTTCGTCTTTTGTATTGGTTACGCCGAGGCCGAGTGGATTACCTCTACTCATTAATGCATTATGAGAACCAACTCTAATTTGCGAAACAGGAACTCCAGCTGCTTTTTCGCGGCCTATTGCATCGCTTAGTGGATCGGCAAAGTTGGGAATATAACCATCAGCCATTAAAACAGCCTGATTACCTTTTCCCACGCCAAGTCTAATAGCATTTCTTCCGGTCAACTGCTGAGCGGTCTTTAGTTTGGGGGCGCTGCCTCTCGCGCCTCTATAAATTATCTCCTTGGCAATTTTAGCAGACATAGACGCCTGAAGCTCCCTGCCGTCAGATACTTTATAATCTGCTCGAGGAGCCATGGGTCCATATAATTTTTTTAACTCAGGCGTAGCCATTCTTACATCAAAATCGCCGCCCATATAATCTCGTTCAGTAGATTCGGTTTTTAGTCTTCTAGATAGAGCTTCTTCAAAAACTGCTCCATACAATCCACTGATTGCTCCCTTAGCTCCACTCCTACCCCCTTTAGGTCCCAGAAATTCTTTTACAATTTGCGCTCCTGCAGCGTCCGGAATTTTCGCTATATCATTACCTAGATTTAATTGATTAGCAACTTTTACAGTCTGACTACCAATAACGTCACCAAGCTCGGCTAAGGCTTGAGGGACGACTCGGCCTTCACTATCTTTTGCGGACTTAGTATACCCGCCTCGTTTTACCCCCAACATATTAAACAAAATATTTTTATTTATCTTTTGGCCAAACACAGGCTTACCACCTTTAGCGGAAGGAGCAACACCTTTTCCTCCACCTGATAATTTTTTACCAAACCCCTCAAAAGGAATAAGCATTGTTGCTATATGTCGAGCGTCGATTGTTTCAGGATTAAAATTAGGAATATAACCACTTCCCGCATACGGATCAAATCCATGAACACTTCCAAATGCTTTTTGATAATTCTTGCCCGCCTTGCTAGACAGCGGAGGCATAATTGCAGGCTGAGTAAATCCTGCAAAATTCTTGACTTTTTCCGAGCTATTATATATTACCGAGCCTTCACCAGGCATATTCATTGATCGAATATTTCCTGCGGCATATCCTCCCTTTGCTGCTTGCGCTCGTTCGGGATGTGCAAAATTTGGTATATGACCTGTTGCTCGACCACGCCTTGGAGTCAGAGAGGCTCCGTATCCCTTTGAATAAAGAGTGCTTGCTGTTCTTTTTGCAATAGAATCAAGCATTTGAGCTTCGACCACCTGAGCTTGCAATAAACTTAAAATTATTTTTTCTTTTTCTGTTCGAGAAATATCAGTTCTTAACATTTCTTTACTTAGTGCAGAATTTTGTCCAAACAAATTAACCAAAGATGTTTGAATCGCTTTTTGCTTTTGAGCCTCGCTAGTTACGCCTATAAGAGATGTTAAACTTTCTTTTGCGAATTGAGCTGCTTTTAAAAACAATTTTCCAAAAACCACAGTAAGTACAACCAAGCCTGGCCCAGTTATAATATTACCCAAACCCTTTAAAAATCCGTTTGCAAACTTACCCCCAGCACTTTCTCCATCTCCAAGCATTGCGCTTGCACCTTCTGCAATAGATTTTACTGTATTTAGTATTTTTTCCATTCCAGGGGCAAGCATAATTTCTCCAATTTGCGCAGAAACATCTTTTAATGCTAACCCTGTTTCAGTTGCCATTGCGGACATTGTACCCCTTAGTTGCTCATTTTTTTGAATGGCTTCATTTGTTGCGCTAGAAGAAATTTGTGTGGCGTTTGCAAGTATACCATTCTGTTTTGCGGCGTCACTCAGAACGGCCTTTAAAATATTGATTTGGAAAACTCCACCAACTGTTTGCGCGATTTGAGCCTGTTGCGCAGCAGATAAGCCGTCGAATGAATTTGCGAGATCAGTTAAAATTCTTTTAGCGCCTAAAGTATTTCCCTCCAAGTCTCTTACTGCAATACCTAAATTTTCTAATTGATTCAAAGTATCGGTACGACCTATTCTTGTAAAAATTGTCTTGAATGAGTTACCAATAACCTTTCCGCCTCGAGCAGTTTGTTGTTGGGCCGCAGTCACCAAACCTATCAATTCATCAATACTTACCCCCGCACTTTTTGCGGCTTGACCAGTTCGAGCAATAGCATCAGCGAAGTCTTCTGCGCTTACCGCAAATTGAACGTCAACTGCGGCAAATTTACTAACCAATTGAGTAGTATCTTTAATTTGGTTACCGTATGTATTCATGGCGGCCGTTAAAGCTTTAACTGCCTCAGCCGAATCCATGCCGGTCAATCGAGTAAGAATCAATGCGTCACGAGTTCTTTTTAAAGACTGCTCTACAGATAAACCTTGACGAGCATATTCTGTTGCGGCTTGTGCGGCAACATTAAAAGCCGCCCCAGTTTCTTTTGCAACATTAAACAGGCCATCGCTAAACTTGTCCAAATTTTGTGCGCTTAAATTCATGACAACATTAATGTCAGCCATCGCTTTTTCAACTTCTATCGCATTTCTAGCAACCGCTTTGAATGCATCTGCGATACCATTAATTATTGCCATACTTGCACCGAACGCAATAATACGAGCATTCGCAGCTTCCATAGATTTGCTGAATTCGTCAGCACTGCGCTTCATGTTACCCAAAGGCTGAGTAGCGCCCTTGTCGTCAACCGTAATTTTTATTGGTTGTCGCCTAATTCTGTTTACAGCAGCCTGTACAGCCGCCTCAAGCGGTTGGGTATTACCTGATACGTTAAGATTTATAGCCATTTTACCTTATTCCTTTGATAAGGTAATTATACACTAAAATTATATCACGCCGTGCAATTTCATTAAATCATCCATATTTAATGTACCACCCTTCTTCTTTGCCTCTTCATGCAAACTGATTGCGCCTCTAGGCTTTTCTACTCCAAGGTATTCATAATCTTCGTCTTTTGCGCCAACAAGGGTTCCTCCATCTCCTCTTTCAAGCTTTTCTTTTGCTTTATCCCGCTCTTCTTTGGAGCTGCTTCCAAATTCTAATAATTTTGCAGGATCTTTTCTTATTTTATCAGGAATATTTTCATTATTATCAAATATATTTTTAAACACTCGAGTATAAACAATTAATCGTATTTGATTGTATGTCAATTCGCAAAACGGCTTGCCATAAAATTGCATACTATCCTCCGCAAAGCTTAAATAAGGACTATAAAAATCTTCTAATATTGTATATTGTATGCTTTCTTCTGAAAACGAGCTAAAAATATCATTATATCTTAAAACAATTTTTGCAATGTCTTGATTTTCCATTTCATCAAATTTACTTTCTTCAAACAAAGGATTCAAACACTCTTTATCTTTATAAAAGCTTTTGATCATATAAAAATCATTTAATCTATCTTTTGCATATTTTTCACAAGTGTTTCCAAGTAGCGACATTCTTTGTATTTGTTTTTCATTCAACTCTTTTGTTTCCTTATCAATCAAGTCAGACTGTTTATCAATTTCATGCTTGATGATCATTTTGTTTTTGGCAGTTTTAAGACTTTCAATAAACAATGTTTTGTCTTCAATTATTTTTTCGTCTTTTTCAGTCCATTGACCTTCTTGCTCAAGAAACAAGAGCATATCCTCTTCAGTAGGCACTCCCCTTCGAAGAGCTGACTGATAATATTTTTCCTCGATTTCCTCTAGCTCAACCTGATCGTGAGGAGTTAGATGCTTGATGTATACGAAATCTTCTTCGATTATTGCCGAAGAATAACCGCGGACTACATCTCTAAATATTTTTCTGCGCTTAACAGCTTCCACATATCAAACCCTGCCTTCTTCAATATCTTGATCAAGCTTTTCGAAGTCAGACCTCAGAACCGCTCCTGAGCTATAATACCAAAAACTATAAAGCGCAGCGACCTTACCCCCAATAATATCATAAAGGTCATCGCCGTCTTCCTCTAATTCATAATATCTTTGCAGTCGTTCGTCAAAGTCTCTTCCCTCGAAAAGAGGGGTAACCTCATCAGAATCTTCTTTTTGTATAAAAGTCAGATGTAGGATATACCACTGAATCACTTTATTTTCTGCGCGAACATCTGCGGTATGATTAAATAAATTTGAATATGAAGTTTCTACGTCAATAATATTTTTTCTTAGGACGGAAATTTCCCCAGATAATTCCTTCAGTCTTTCTTCGTCTTCTTTGCTAAGAGATGTCTTAACTTGAATCTTTTCGCTTTCCTGAGAAAGCTTTCCGTACTCAATATACATTTTAGTTAAGGCTTTCGCATCATCTTCTGCCAGCAAGCCTCCAGTGTCACTATATTTCTTGGAAAGCATTGCTTTGGTTAGAATACCCCTCTTGATACAGTTACTAATTTCGACGCTAAACTCTAGTTCCGCTTCTTCGATCTGCCTCCTTGTAGGTTGCTTCATAATGACCCTATACGGAACAGGCTCGATTACCTCTTTAGTGACAGAAACTTCTTCCTTCTCTTTGGTTTCTGGGTTTTCTACCGTCTTCGTTTCTGTTTTTTTAACCTTTTCTTTTTTTTCAAAAGTAAAGCTATATATTTCCCGCATTTTTTTACGGGTATCATCCATTGTTTCTTGTTTTTCTAAAACTGCCTCTGTCATATTTTTGTTATTTAAATGTGAATCCTATAGTATAATTATCTAATTCTAATTCTAAATTTCTAATGGTTTCGTTACCAATATCTAGAGTTCTTTTTCTAAGATATTGTAGCTTTTCATCA